TCCTCTTGAAAGAGAAGATACTGTTGTGCCTGATACTGTTCCACAAATTGTTTCTGCATTGGTATTCCCCTCATCTACCGTGAAGCAATTAAATCCTGATAAAGCACCACCACCACGAATAGAATTGGCGGTTAATGTCATTGTAGTTGCACTTGAAGTAATCCCTGTCTGTAAAGAAGTTTCAAAAACTGCGACTGCTTGAGGTAAAGCTAACCCCACTGATTGCTGTGGTTTTATTGATGTTGCTCCGAAATAAGTCAGAGCCATTGCTGTTAAAAATATGATTGTTGGTGTTAAAAGATTTTTCATTGTTTATATTATACTAAATGATAATGTTTTTGTGGCATTTATGTTGTTCTTGTTGGAAGATTTTTCCTGCCTTTCAACCTTAAATCTTTGAAGGTAAAACTGTTTATTTGAGCAAAACCAATTCCAACGGCTTCTACTTTTATTTTTACATCTACGAATTTGTCTGAATTGATAGGAAAGTCTATTTCGAATGGTGAAGCTTCATCACTTCCACCTCCACCGATTACCTTTGAACCAATAACTGGGCTACCGATTGAAGTTTTAATCCCTGTATCTACATAAGAGCCATCACCCTCAATAGTTTTTACTTCTACGAAGTCAGAATTGTCATAACTCAAAGAAACCTTAATATCTTGGTCTTTTTGAATAAGTCCGTCTATTACCATTCTGCGACAATTCTTTAAATTAGAAGTGCCTAAGTTTAAATCACTTGTTATCCAGTAATTAGGTATCAATTCTCCGTCATCATCAAACCCTGAAAAAAGAGTATAAACATTGTTAGAAATACTATCGCCTGCTATTAAAGTTCCTCCATATTCGGCTAAACAAGAAGCATAATAATCTAATCTATCCCAAGCCCCAGAGATAACATTTCTGACATACATTACCGAGTTAAAATCATTAGCTACTTGATTGACTTTTTCTTGCACACAAAAGATTTCATAATCTCCCCATCTAAAAGCAACACAATAATCAAAAGAATGTCCTGATAAATCTAAAGCATCAGAGATTGATTTTGGCTCAATAGTGTTTATGTCTGTGCCTGTTTGCACTTGCATTTTTCTAAACTTTGGCTCATTTGGTCTTGAAAGGTCTGCAAAGATAATTCCGTCTGGCACTTGAAAAGCTGAACGAGGAAAAGCAATACCAACATTTCTATAAGGTAAGTTAGTGCTTTCTGTATCGTCTAGAGTGGCTGTAAATTGCCAAGTTTTAAGTTCGTGGAAACAATACTCTATTGTATTTATATTAAAAATAGCCATTAGTTTGCCCCCTCCGTCATCTTGTCTAAAACTTTTACCTTGTCCGTTTGCTCCACCTGAATAATCTAAAAGTCCTGTAGAAGTAGCATCTTCCCAATAATAAGAAGTAGTAATGGCTTGTAAGTTAGTTGGTGCTGTTGCAAAAGTAACCGAAACTGCTCCTGTGGCATAATTGACTGTGCCTGTGCCTCCTAAGTTTCCTACCATTGCACCATTTCTGTCATCTTTGAAAGTTTCTGTTCCGTCTGTTACCGAGATATACATTACAGTTCTTTTACCTGTTCTGGCTGTAAGAGTATGGGTAAAAGTAACCTCTGAACCATCTCCTGTTCCAAATGCTTCTCCTGTTACCTGTGTAAAATCTGATAATTCGTCTTTATCAATATAAGATAAATAAAGTCCTGTTTTGTCTTCGTTGCCTGCTGTATCTCCATTTCTTTGACCTGTAAAACTTCTATTTCTTCCAATATGGAAAACTCCGAAACGATATGTTGTAGCTGTTTGATTTACCAAACTCCCCGGATTTGCTACTGGTATTTTATAAATAGATGAATTTTCTGAACCTATATAAACAAAAGAACCTGCTAGTGCTTGATATGGTTGCACCCAAACACTATCACTACTTGCTCCTACTGGTAGAGTATTAGTGCCTATTTCAATGTTGTCATCTGTTGTTGCATCATAATATTTAAGTTTTCTGCCGTGAGAAAAGAAAGGTATCTCTGTGCCGTCATATTTAACACCTACTCCCAAGCCAGTTATTTTTCCATTTCCCTCTACTTCGGTTAATCCTAAACGAGCATAACCTCGTCTTAATTCTATGTGATCATTAAAACTTCCTGTTAACCAATTTTTAGAGTCTGTTGAATAACCNTTTTTCAAGGTCTTGGTATCTTTTATGGCGGTGTTTAGTCCGTAAAAATTTGATATTGTGTAATCTTCCATAATTTAATCTTCATAACGATTTATTGTATCGGTTCGTTGTCCGACATTTCCTCTTGTTGGGTCGTTAAAATTAAGTGAATTTAATTGTTTAGTATTATCCCAAGTTTCCATTGCTCGTTTTAAGGCTTTAAGAGTTTCTCTGTTTTCAGGCATCATCAGTTTGTTTATGCTGTCATAGTCTATTGCCCCTTTGTAAATACCGATTGCATAATATCCCAAGATAGGTAAAAACCGAGATGGGAAGACTGTCCATACTGCACTTGTGCTGGTTAGGTCTATGGCTGTTGAAGCTGAAACATAAGGAATATATAAAGTTCCACTGAAAGCCACTGTTCCATTTATATATAAAGTTTTTGAGTTCTCATCATAACAAGCAGTCCCACTATTATCTTTGTTTTCTAAGCGTCTATCAAAAGGCACTAAACGGATATAATCAATTCTGTTATTTCCATCAAAGATTTTGATAAATTCCCCATAAAAAGTTGAAAAATCAGTAATAGTAGATAAATCAATAGCAGTTTCCCAAGTGTTGCTGGTAGTTATTGAAAGAGAAGTGTCAGTTTTTCTCAAAACTTCCCAAGGTCTTTCTTCTTCAAGAATAGTTTTAGCATTATCCACTAAAATATCAGCCAAAGTTGCATCAATCGTTGCTCCTCCGTTTAAAAGAGTTAGAAAATCGTATAATTCTGTTCCTTTGGTTATCATAGTTTTATCTGGCTAAATTGTTAATATTTAATTCTTGTTTTTTTGGTTGTTCTTTTGTTGGTGGATTTAATTGTATAGGGACTGAAAAACTTGCACCCTTCATAGCACTTGGTGTTGCTTCTGTTACCGCTTCTCCAACCATTTGTTTCATTGTAGTATTTAATCTTTCTTCCAAAATATTTAACAACTGAATTATCTCTTTTCTGTTCAAATCATTATCGTCAACCATTTCATCAATCTTTTCTACAACTGGAGTGAGGTCTGTTTCTGGTGTTACAGGCTTTGTTTTTACTTCTTGTGCTAATTCATTAAGTCTTGTCATTACTGGTCTTAAATCGCTGTTTTGGGTCGGTAAAGCCCCTACTAAGTCCTTAATAGAAGTTAATTCCTTAGATATTTCATTAAATTTGTTGTCATATTCCTTTTGCTTTGGAATAGTGATTTTTTCTTGTTCTGGAAACTTAATTTTTTCTAATTCTTCTGCAATTATTCTACGAGTAGTTCTTGAGTCTAAACCTCCTCCACCTCTAAGAGTATTTAAAACTCTTTCTTGCACAAGATAAGTATTTTCTTCATCTCCGTAGTTTTCTGATTTTGTAGTGAAGTCGCTATCGGTATAAACAGAAGTAACTATTGATACATAATACCCTTGACCAGAAGTATCAGCTGGCATTCTAAAATTATTAGCATATCGTTGTTCGCCTTTTAGACTTAATGCAACTCTCCCTATCAATTCATCAGTATAGGCATAACGAATTACAGCACTAACATAGTAAGTGCCTGTATCTAAGTGATTGGCTATTTGTCGCACTATAGCGAACTCTGATTGAGGTTGTAAAACTAATGACATAATTTTAGATATTATTTAATAATTATTTTGTTTGTGTCCATACAAAAGTAATATGTGTTTGATTTGTTAAATCTGCTGTAATTCCATTTGCAAATCTTGCCCCTATTTCTACAACACCACCATTTGATGTCATAAGAGTATCTCCAGCAAGATATACTTTTACATTTCCGTCTCCATCATCAATAGAGTCTGAAATTTCTATTACTCCTGAACCAACATCTGAACCTATGATTATTCTTTCAAGAATAGCTGGCTCTGTAGTTACTACTACATTAGCCGCTGCTGTTGCTTGATATTTTAAATTGTTTGCGTTTATCATTTTTTTTTTAATTAAGTTAATAATTCTAATGTTCCTATCCCGAGGGACATAATCCCCCGAGTAGGAACACTAAATTCCCGTTGGGCAAGTTACTGTTGCAGAAATTATAGTTCCGTTAAGAATGTAAATCTCTGAACAACCTGCACCATCACTATCTTCAAGGATAATTCTACCACCACCAGCACCTCCCGATGTTATTAAAGCTGTTGAAGAAGCTGTTGTTCCTTCAACGTGTAATAAATCTCTTGGTGTTGTTGTGGATACACTTAATGTGCTTGAGAATGTTCCTGTTGACGAAGTAATAGGTGCGTCAATGTTTCCACTGCCGTCAATTACTACTGTTCCGTCAACTGAAATACCATCTGAGAAGTCTTTAATAACATTACTATAAACTCCTCCGACATTACTTCCTCCAAACATTGTAGCGAATAACAAACCAACTATTACTCCTGCTACAACAAATAGAATATTTTTTACTTTATTGGTCATAATAGTTTTTAGTTAATTTGTTAATTTACAGTTGTTGGTGAAGAAGTAAAGGCTGCTGAATTAACTGCTAATTGAACAATCATAGGTGCTTGATCATTGAAGACCTTAGAACCATAAGCTGTCCAAGCTACATAGTCTTTACCAATGTAACCTGTCTTATCCTTCTCTAACAAAGCTGGTGCTTTTTGGATTACCAAAGAAATTGACTTTGAAAGACCGAAGATAGGGTGAATTGCTTGTTTATTAGCATCAAATCCATCTGTGTCATCTGTCAAAGTTTCTGATACTACAACTGTTCCCCAACCATAGCCAGTTAAAGTAACTGTATCTGCTGATGTTGAGTGAACGGCTGTAATATTAGCCAATTTAGCTCTGTTAGCTGCTGACAAATCGATATATGTATCAACTCCTGCTGTCCCATCATTGTTGATAAGACTGGTAAATTGAGCCCAACATAAATCTGCTGTTGTTTGAATTGACCAGTGTCCTGCTCCAACTGCTGCACCATCGGCGTCAGCTGTTAGTGTTACTCCGTTGATTACAACTGTATCTGTATCTGTTGCAATAGTTGCACAGTTCAATACTGCTGTCCAAGGAAGAGCATTTGAAACGAATAGTTCAAAGCCCATAAAGTAACCTGCATAACCATTTCTTGAAACTTGGTCACCTAACAAAGTATCTTTACCACCTAAGTAAAGTTCAATGTAAGATAACATTTCAGGTGAAATAGCTGATGCTGGCATTCCTTCAGGAACTTCTAGCTTCATACCTGCTGCACTCTTGAACCTCTTGTTGTAAACAACATTGTTCAATCTCAATTTTTGCATTGCTGTAACGAATACAGTTGCAATATTTGAAGCGGTAACAGTCAAAGCATTTCCGTCTGTTCCCCCGAAATCTCCGTCATCAAGAGTCGTTCCTGCTCCTGCATACATAGCTCCTAATACATCTCCATCAATTTGATTGATAAGAGCATTAGCAAGTTTTCTACCGTATTTTTGTTTCAATGGTAGGTGTGCCTGTAGGGCTTCCAAATCTTTAATGTAAACGGATGCTTCCTTTTCCTTGTCAATGGTTAGAGTTTCTTGTGTATCAGTAATTGCTTGTGTTGAGTATGAACCATCATCTCCAACATCGTTTACACGAATGTTAGAAGCATAAGAACGAGCAATGGTTGCTCCCTTAGTCAACTGACTTTCTAAACGAACATCAGCAAATATTTGATAGACAGGCTCTCTGTAGTGTGACATCTGATATTCAGCCGTAAAGACTGTTTTCAGTGTCATTGTGTTTGTATCTGCCATAATAATATTTTGTTAAAATAATAAACTAATAATATTAGAGGCAGAAAGTATTTAGATAATCATTTTTCCGTTTTTACCATCATTCAAAAGTTCTTCTGAATTCATTGCTTTTTTATATGCCTTTTCCCATTTGACTTGGTCGCTTGGGGATAAAGTGGTTATATCTACATTAGGGTCAAATTCAAAAGTATCTTCTACAATATCTTTTTTCTCCTTTGTTTCCATACCTTTCTTTTTAGGCGATATTAAAGCTGATAAAGTTTCTCTGTTCTTGAAAACTACATAATCCAAGTCTTTATCATGAAATTCTTTTGTATGAGAGATTTCATCTAAGGATTGTTTTACTGTTTTCAATTCTTCATCAGTAATTTTAGGAAAATCTGATTTAATTTGAGGTAAAACTGCTTCAAACTCTTTTTCAAATTGCTGTTTTTCAAGTAATTGTGAGTTTTGAGTTTTCCAGTTCTTAAATTCTTCCAAATCCTTTTTCAAGTTTTCATCAGATGTTGGTTTAACTCCTTTAAGTAAAACATTTTGCAATTTTCTTAGAGCTTGTGGGTCAGCATTGATTTCCTTTGCTAACTCATCAATATCATCTAAAGCATCTTGTTTTTCTTGTGGAGTCTTGGCTTTCTCTAAAGCGTCCAACTTTTCTTTAAGTTCTGCATTTTCACTTTCAAATTTTTCTCTGAGTTCTTTCTCTGATTTCAATTTGGATTTTTTATCCTTATATTCGTCATAGATAGTCCTCTTTTTAAATTCTTTCTCCTCTACTTCTTTAGGTTCTTCCTTTGGTTCAGGTTTTTCAACCTTTTCCTCTGGCTTCTCCTTTGGAGTTTCTTCAACAGGTTTTTCTGTTTTCTCCTCCTCTACTTCAATACCTTCGGCTTCTAATTCAGCCTTGTATTGTTCTTCTTCGTTCATAGTGAATGTTTATATCTCATTTCGTGAGAATAGGTTTAAGACCTATAACTTTTCTCTCTGTAAAATCCCGAGAGACGGAAAAATGGTTTAGCGACACATTTAGGTCAAACTCTTATTTAACTGTTCCTCCAACCTTTGAAGCAAACTGTTCTGCAAGTTTCTTGTATTCCTTGCCGTGTAGTTCAGTTGTGTATTGTCGTGAACGACCTCTCCATTCAACTGTTGCTACTCCTTTGGTTTCAACTTCTACCTCTGGTGTAGTTTCAACTACTTTTTCAACTTCTTTTTTCTTTCTTGGCATAATTTTATTTATTGGTTTGATAATACGACCTTTAATTTATTGTTAATTTGCTCTAATACTGATTTTGGATTACCACTTGCTAAAGAGATAATCCACATCATTGCATCTTGCTTAGAGTAAATTGATAATCTTTCTGCTTCTGTCAATTTTCTATCGTTCACTAATCTTAAGGATAAATCTTTATAACTTTCTTTTGCTTGTCCGATAATTTGCTTAGTAATATCGTGTTCTTGCCAACTAAGTAAATTTTCATTTTCTATTAAGTCTTTCTCCCAGTTTTGTATATCTTCTAAATTGCTTTCATAGTCTTCACTGTCTAAATCTTGAGATAAGTATATTTCTTTTAATTTTTGTAAATCTTCGTTCATATTATTGTCCTATTTCGCTTATAGACATTGCTTTTGACACTCCTCCCGGAACTCCCGGATTTTCTGCTTGACTAACTGGTGGAGTATTTAATCCTGTTTGCATTTGTTGTTGTCTTATTTGCATTGTATCGTCATTGGCTTTTCTTTCCATATTTCCAGCAACAATATCTTTATGGCTCATTGCAAAGTCAATTAAAGTATCAAACTTTTCCTTTAGAGTTAGTCTATTATCGTTAGCATAGTCAATCATCTTCTGCATAAAAGCAGTATTTGCTCCATACCACATCTCTGGTTTCTTATTTCTCAATATCTCTGTAATTGCTACTGATGCTTTGGCTAATGCTTTTTTATCGTTATAGGTTTTAATATCCATAAACTCTGCTATTTCTTGGTCAGAGTATTCTGCATTTTTTAGTATTTCTTCATCTCTTTTCTTTGAGTTGATATTTTGACTTTGAGCCAGTAAAGAAAGAGCTTCCATTCTCTTTTTAGATTTCATTTCGTTTTCTATCATTTGCTTATCGGTAGAGTAGATTAAAATATCTACATCTTTGGAAGTGTTTAAATCTAAACGAGTTATCTCTCCCCAGTCAATTCCATTTTCTCCTAATAACCGAATAGCCATTTTAGACGGCATATGGTCTTTCAATCCGTAAATATATGCTTTACCTAACCCAGCCATCATTTCTTGGAAAGGTTGAGAAGCCCAACCAATTCTCTTTGATACTGATTTCTGTTCCGCGAAAGTGACTGATGCTTTTTTAGATACTTCTTGAACTGAACCTTGAGAAAGGTCATTTGCTCCTGTGCTTCTTCCAATATTCCCACTAACCCAATCAATTAAGTTAATCGTTCCTCCTAATTCTCCTGTTTTAAATTCATAAATACCCTCTGAAATTCGTCTTGTCCCATTCATTGTATCAGCTGGAACTAATGCATCAGGTCTGTGCATTGACTCATCAAGTTTTCTAACATCTTTGAAAATATCTTTATCATAAGCCCTTGCTCCAAAGTTTCTTTTTTCTCGGTTGGTTAGTTCTTGGTTGAACATTGCCACAATAGCATCTGATGATGGATATAAGTCATCAGCATAACTCTTAGATAAGAAGTTCTCATCGTCTTCGTGTGTTGCATAAGAAAACCAAGGATATAGTCCCGAACTATCAATATCTTTCCATTTTTCAAATCTTAACCAAGTTTGACTCCAAGGGTGGAAGACAAGCAAGTATCTTTCACCGTCTATATTTAAAATCCATTGAGCAATTTTATAAACATTTTCTCCTACATAAGAATTAGTATCTGGGTTAAGTCCTAAAGGTTTAAATCTTGAAAGACTATCACTCCAATCTTGCCTATCCTGTGGGTAATAGTTGTTATCTTTGCTATTGTTGATAAGTTTTTGGACTTGCTCTTTGTTATATACACCTGATTTAGCACCTCTTTTTAATTCACTTTCTGTCTTTTCAATATCTTCTTCTCCACAAAAAAGATGTTTTTCAAGGTCTTTACCGCCTCTTGGTTGAAAATGAAAGTTCTTTAAATTAACTACTTCAAAATGAGATTTATATTCGGGGTCGCTTTCTACTGTATATTTAAATATTCCTCTACCTGTCATAATAGCGTGTTTTCTTCCCATTCTTAGTTTACTATCCCATCTGCTGTTTTGAGCAGTGTCCATTATTTCCATTTGAAAAGCACCATTTAATTTCTGCACTTTGAAATAATCAGAAGCATCTCCCTCTTTAAATTCTAATCTTATAGGTTCATCGTATTGAGCATTTAAAGTATCAATCATTCCAGCAAAAACAGGAATAGGCACATTGAATAATTGCCTTAGTTTCTTAGGTGTTTTATTATCATAAAGTTCCCAGTATTTAGCAATTCTTGCCATTCTGGGTTTCTTAAAATCAGTTGAAGTTATCAGCTGTTGAGTAGCAATCCTGATTGCTTTTTCTGCTAATTGTTCTTTAGTAGTATTATCCATACTACATATAATAACATTTCGCTATATTTTTGTGGCGTTTTTTCTTAGAAAATTATTATAACACCTTTTGCAATATCCCTTAGCGTGGTGGTCAACTATTCCAAAAGGAATATAACAACTTCTACATCTACCTGTTTTGCTTAAATCTTTAATTCCATTATATCTAAAATACCCACATTTAGGG